GATTCACTTTTTGGCTCGCCGGATTCGTCGACGGTCGTGCGCGTAACTATCAACGAAGGTGTCACAGTTGGATCGACTGACACAACGATGGCCGCATTTGATGTCAACAACTGGCCGGTCGGCGCACAAATCTTCATAACAAATCGCGGCCGGATTCAGGGTCGCGGCGGCCGCGGCGGCGACTTTACGCAAAACGGCGCAACTGGCGGCACGGCGTTGCTCACGCGGCAGGCGGTCACGCTCAATAATACCAATGGTGAGATTTGGTCTGGTGGTGGTGGTGGCGGTGGCGGTGCCTATCAGCCGGCTTCGGGTTTTCCTTCGCAGTTTTCCTGCGGCGGCGGTGGCGGTGCCGGCAACTACGCAGGAGGCGGCGGTAATGCCGGAGCGCCAAATCCTTCCCAGCCCGGAAGTCACGGCAATCCCGGAAGCGCCGGTACCGGAGAGGCCGGTGGAGCTGGCGGCATTCCGGTTCCGAGCACCGCAAACACCGGCTTTCGTGGCGGCAATGGCGGCGGGCCAGGATTGGCCGGCAGTGCGGCACCGGCGAACAATCCACCGACAGGATTGATTGTCGGCCAAGGCGCCGGCGGCGCTGCCGGCTTGGCGGTCGACGGTAATTCGTTCGTCACTTACGCCGGCGTTGGCGATCGGCGCGGCGGCACCGCAAATTAAATGGAAACGATCGCACAAATGTTGCTCGCGCTGCACTTGGTCTCGGTGACCGGGCTTGATCATCAAGTGATCCTGCTTAATCCAGAAAGCGTGATTGCGCTCAAAGAGCCGCGCGGCCAGAAGAGCGAGCACTTTGCCGAGGCGGTCAAATGTTTGGTGTTCACGAGCGACAGCAAATATACCGCGGTACTCGAAACATGCGCCCAAGTGCGCGATAAACTTGAATCCTTCGTTGAGGAACAAGATAATCTGATAATGAAAAGGGAAGATGCAAAATGAAAATCGTCATCAGCAGCGGTCACGGAAAATATGTGCGCGGTGCAAGCGGTATCCTCGACGAAGTCGATGAGGCGCGCCGCGTGGTCGAGGAAGTTGCCGAGCAGTTGCGCGACGGCGGCGTTGACGTGAAAGTCTTTCACGACGACGTATCAAAGTCGCAAAACGAAAACCTCGAGCGCATCGTTGACTTTCACAACGCGCAAGGCGTGCATGATCTCGATGTGTCGGTGCACTTCAATGCCTACACCGAAACATCATCGCCAATGGGAACGGAATGCCTCTACGTGACGCAAGCCGGGCTCGCCGATCTTGTCGCCGAGAACATCGCCAATATTTCCGGTCTGATCGATCGCGGGCCAAAAAAGCGCACCGATCTTTATTTTCTCAATCAGACATTTGAAGCCTCGATCTTGATCGAGGTTTGCTTTGTCGATAGCGATGCCGACGCCGATCTGTATCGCGACAACTTCGGGGAAATCTGCGGCGCCATCGCCTCGACGATTGCCGGCAAGCAGCTCGACGATCAGCACCCGCCGGCACTCGCAAGGCCGAGCGCAACGTTGTTTCGAGCGCAGGGCAAGGTGTCCTATTTCGGTGGACCAAATGATAAGGGCGTCAGTGCCGACGAGGGGCTCGCTTTCATCTACGATTACGATACTGCGCCATGGCTGTTCCTCGACGAGCAACCGGCAGGAACGACAGGCCTTGCCCGTCGCCTCGACGCCGAGCGCGTGCCCTATGTGGCATGCCGTTGGGACTATGACGTGACACCGAAAGAGGTTCTTGCATTGCCATATCCTGCATTGGTGCGAGCACCATCCACAGGTGTCGAGTTCCTGGCCTTGCCTGCTGATTGGGGTCCCCATGAGGACACCGACAGGATCGCGGACATCAGCCCTGCACTCATGCATAAGCTCGGCATAGAGACCGATGATGTGGTCGACGTCACCTATCCTGCACCGTTGCGACGCGTGATTGAACATGCCAAAATAAGATTAAACAAACAAACGATTTGAGTGGAGGAAAGCAAAGGGAGGATCAAGTGAGTAGTGTAGTGCGTGATTTATTCGGAGGAACAGCCGAAAACGAGCAACAGCAAACGGATGGCGTGGAATTTTCCGCAACCGTGTTGCAAGGACGCTATGCGGAATTCATGGTCTGCGCGTATCTTACGCAAATGGGCCATGTTGCTCACCATCTAGATGTTACCGGCTTTGATGTGATCCTTGAGTACGAAGGCCTAACAATCCGAGTGCAGGTCAAGAGTACTACGCGTGTAACCCACGGCCCATTTAAGTCTAGCGTTCGGTGGGATGTGGGAAGGGGATCGCGCTATGGCGGAGGCCATAAGAAACACCCATCAAAAGGTCTACTGCCACGCGATGCCGATATTGCTGCGCTGTTCTATGCTCCGCTCCAAGCGGTCGTGTTCTATCCCATACTCAAATGTCTGCACTCGATCACGTTGCCGTTGTCATTCGTCAGGAACAGCAAGCGTGGTGAAGTAAGCCTCGGCGCGGCGATAAACAAATGGAAAAAAAATAGAAAGTGGGGGGAGGTTTCCGACGAAAATCGCTTCGAGGCCGGGGGCTGTGCCCAGCAAAAAAACTTACGAAAGCCCGTTTTTGAGGTTTGCGACGATGACGACGAACCGACAGGCTAAAGAGCGGCGCGGCCAGGATCAATCAGCGGCGGCGCGCGAGCTAGTAGTGATCCACGACGATGCTGTGGACGTGATCGAGCGGCCAAAACCGCCGCCGGAGCTCACGCCAGAGGAAAGGGACGAGTGGCAAGCCATTTGTGCGGCGGTGCCGGCCACGTACTTCGCACCTTCGATGCATATGGTGCTGGTGTCATACTGCCGTGCGGTAGTGATGGCGCGGCATTTGTGGCAGATGATTCAGCAGTGCGAACGGCAACCGAAGAAGGTGCGCGACCTAGACGAATTGCGCGGCTTGATGCGCGAGCACCGCGCCTATGAGGGCATGGTGTCTGATTGCTTGCGGACGATGCGGCTGACGCATCTTGCCAACTATGCGCACGATCGGACGCCGCTACCGGAAGCGACGCCGAAGCCGTGGCTTTCATGATCGTCAATTATGATCTGCGCACGCAACTCTGCAGTTCCGACTTTTACGGTTGGGCCGTGGAATGGGCGACGAAAGGCGCAACGGAAATTGTTTTTGACACGCGCGACTTTCGGCCGGGATGGGGAGACGTAGCGCGGGAAAGATTTGAAAGCATGATTGCGCCAGGGCCGGCTTTTTTGCGTTTGCCATCGCGCGAAGGCACTGACGGCGAGAGAGTTGGGCCAGGAACGAAGGTCAAGCAATTGATTGCTTTCGCGCGCGCTAACAAATCGTTCAAGCGCTTGAGTTCGGTGCGGCCGGCGGGCACATATCGATTCACCATCACGATACGCGAGGCGCAACAGGATCGATGGCGCAATTCCAATCGTGAGGCCTGGACGCGGTTCGCCGACGAGATAGGCGCATGCATCATCGATGACTTTGTTTTAAAGCCATTTCACCGGTGGGACTTGATGGCATTATATGCCGGCGCGGAAATGAATTTTGGCGTGAACTGCGGCCCGTTGTTTATGTGTTCGCTTAGCGAATATCCATGCATGATCTTCAAATTTGGTGCGCACCGCGGCTTATTGGAAAAGTCGGGTGCAAAATACGGTGAGCGCTTACCATGGTGCAAAGACGATCAATTTACATTTTGGGAGGATGACGAGTATTCAAATATTGTCCGCCGTTTCCGCGAATGGCGGCGCTCAGCCTAGGAAGGTGAGATATGGTCAGGGTGGCGCAAGATCGTGAAGAATTTGGCAAATTTTGTCAGTTGATGATCGCGGAAAAGGTCCGTTCATATCTTGAAATCGGATCATGGAAGGGCGGCTCGATCAGACTTGCAGCCGAGGCTTTGCCTGTCGGGTCGCGCATCGTGTCGGTGGACAAGGTGGCGCATCCCAAATTACAAATGGCTTTGTCTGACTTAAAACGAAACGGATATGACGCGCGCCTGATTGTAGGCGACAGTATCGATCAAAAAACCATCGAGGCTGTCAAAACACTCGGTCCGTACGATGTGGTATTTATCGACGGCGATCACAGATTGGCGCATGTCACCTGCGATTGGGAAAATTATGGCAGCATGGGACGCATCGTCGGCTTCCACGACATCGCTCGCGATATGCCGGCAGACCGTTGGGGCGGGCCTCATCAAGTGGCTTCGTTTTGGCAACAGCTCGACAAAAGCGAATATCAACATACCGAGTTCATCAGCGAGCACACGCGAACACGATCGGACAACAAAGCCGTTTATGGTATCGGGATCATAGATCGCTCCACCGCGATCGCGCTGCAGGCACCCTAGGCTGGCATCCGAACCCAAGCGATTACGATCCCGCCAACAATCACGCCGATTGTGAAGATTAGAAGATCATGCATGTGCTCACTTCCCCCAATCGATGTTTGGCAGCGCAGACGTTCGCGCCAAGGGCTTGCGCTCGATTGGCTCCGGCCAATCATGGGGCTGTGGGCGTTTAGGTGGCGGCGACGCTGCGGTGCGGCCTGCAACGTCCCCGCC